AACTCTCTTGCTGCTTCCCATTTTGCCTGATTCTTGGCATACTCGTATGCTTCGAATAGATATCCTTTTGTTTGTCTTTGCGGTTTTGATGGGGGAGTAGTTTGTTTTAATGGTTTTACTTCTATAAGAGACTTTACTATCTTTCCAGATTTGTTTTTGTATTTGATATAGAAATCTGGAAAATATCTATGAATTCTGTTATCAATGGGTGAACGGTATGGTAAGGCAATCTCTTCACTTCCCCATTCAAGAATATTCTCATTCAAATCACAATACACCATAAATTTACGCTCCCAGAGAGAGCGATAGATTATATTTCTAACATCACCTTTATATTTTTTTGGATAAGAAGGTTGAAATTTTCCTCTATATGCCATCTAAATAACTACACACAGTCTATAATAATAGGTATTTAGAGTGCCAGCACCTAGTCCGAAAAAGATATCAGATTTTAAACCAGTTCTGACAACTTTGGCACAAACATCTCATTTTGAGGTTAAATTTAGTGGTTTAAAACCAAAATTAATGGGACATCTTTCCGCAAGGGGAGTGTTCTCATCATTTGTAAGTTCTGATATTACTTTATTGTGCCACTCTGCATCGCTTCCAGGAAGTTCATATGCAACTGCAGATATTGTAGGTGATTATATGGGTGTGGCAGAATCAATGCCCCATACTAGGACATTTACACCTATCGATTTATCATTTTATGTTGATAGGAGTTATAAAGCAATTAAATTCTTTGAGCACTGGATGGAATTTATGCATGATGCATCGAGTGCTAGTAGACTATCAGATTATACACACTTTAGAATGCAATATCCTGAAGAGTATAAATGCAATTCAATGAAGATTGTAAAATTTGATAGAGATTATAATAGATACATTGAGTATAACTTTAAAGGTCTTTATCCAAAAACAATAAACGCAATGCCAGTAAGTTATGATTCTTCTGAGATTCTGAAGGTCGGTGTTTCGTTCAATTATGAAAGATATGTATGTGGATCTGTGGATAGCAAATCAATTAATAATGGTACTTCAAATAATCTTCAATCTGTACTTGGAAGTGTAGGAAAGGCTCTTTCAGGTAAAGGATCTCTTTCTGCTTCTACACAAAAAACGGGTACAGATAAGAGTTCTCCCGTAATTGGTTTTACTGGCACAAATGAACCATTAATTCTTAATGGTGGAGTCTATAATAATAATCTTACTGGTTATGGGGATACAAAACTATCAACAAGTCCATTATCAAGTATATCAGGTAGTAGTATATCGGGTAGTGGATCAAATATCATCAATAAATAATTTTATCTGAAAATATTATAGGTTATTATGCCATTACCAAAAATATCTACACCAACATATGAGTTGGAATTACCTTCAACTGGGAAAAAAATTAAGTATCGTCCTTTTCTAGTTAAAGAAGAAAAAGTTCTCATCATTGCGATGGAAAGTGAAGATAATAAACAAATCACCAATGCAATCAAAGATGTTCTAAGTTCTTGCATTTTGACACGTGGAGTAAAAGTAGATGAATTATCTACATTTGATATTGAATATTTGTTCTTGAATGTTAGAGGTAAATCTGTTGGTGAAGAAGTTGAAGTATTGGTTACTTGTCCAGATGATGGTGTGACACAAGTGCCGATTGTAATTACATTGGATGAGATAAAAGTTTACATAGATGAAAAGCATAACAAAGATATCAAACTTGATGATACTCACATCTTGAGAATGAAATATCCATCAATGAGTGAGTTTATCAAAAATAACTTTACTGCCGATGATGAGATTGGTGTTGCACAAACATTTGAATTAATTGCATCATGCATCGAGCAAATTTATAGTGATGATGAATCTTGGTCTGCAAAAGATTGTTCAAAGAAAGAATTGAATGAGTTTGTAGAATCTTTGAATTCAAAGCAGTTTAAGGAAATTGAAAAGTTCTTCGAGACAATGCCAAAACTTTCACATACAATGAAAGTTAAAAATCCTAATACTGGTGTTGAGAGTGATGTAGTTCTGGAAGGATTGGCATCTTTTTTCGCGTAAGTATGGCTCATACTGACCTTGAGTCATACTTCAAAATTAATTTTGCTTTGATGCAACACCATAAATATAGCTTGACAGAGCTAGAAAATATGATACCTTGGGAGAAAGAAATTTATCTAACTTTCCTCCAACAGTATATTGAAGAAGAAAACCTAAAGAATCAATTCAATGGCTGAGTTATCATCGCCCATATTAGGAGGAATAAGAGTAGCAAGGTCGAGGGTTTCGTCATCTGTTTTCACGGGCAAATTTGTTCCGCAGCAACAGGAAACCACACAACCAGATCCTATTACTACAGGATTGATACGTGCAAATTCTCTTCAGTTAGAGCGAGTATCTCAAAGTTTGAATGGTATCAATTCGCAGATGACTGCTATTGATACAACATTAAGGGCGGTACTTCAAAATTTGGAAGTAAACCAAGCATTAGAAAAGCAAAAAGTATTACAAGAACAGAATCAACAAAGATTATTAGCTCAACAAAAAATTCTTGAAGGAAAAGAAAGTTTAATTGAGAGGAAGATACAGTCTGCATTATCGAAACCAATTGCGGCAATTGCACCGAAAGTGCAATTTACTTTGCAGAGTGTAATGACTTATCTTACCACTCTGTTTGCTGGTTGGTTGTTGAATCAAGGATTCCAAACAATCAAAGCTTATTCTGAGGGTAATAAAGAAAAGCTTGAGGAAATAAAAAATAATGTTCTTGCGACTTTAGGAATTGTTGGTGGAATATTCTTAGCGATTAATGTTGGAGTAAATGCACTAATTATCACATTATCGAGAGTAGGTATTAAGATACTTGGTGCAGTTGGTACAGGATTATTTTTAAAATTGCCACAATTAATTTTCAATGGCATAAGAAAAGGTTTTGGTGCTGTTAAAACTGGAGGTGGTAAAGCTACTACTACGACTACGACTACTACGACTACAACTGGTGGCACAACTTCGTCTACAGCAGGTTCTTTAAGTCAAACTGCATCGCCAAAACCGACACTTGCTGGTAGACTGAAAGGATTATTGCCAGGTCTTAAAACTAATATTGCTTTTGGAACAGGTGCTGAATTATTATCAGGTGAAAGTCCAGACAGGGCGATTGCTGGTGGTTTGACTGGAGGTGTTCTCAGTACTATTGCTGGTACAGCAGGTAAAGCACTATTTGGTAAGTATGGATTTTTACTATCATTACCAGCATATTTTTATGGTTCAGATCTTGGAAAATCTGGTCTTGAAAGTATGAAGTCTATGTTTAGTGGTGAAGAGAAGGTAGAGAATAAAGCAGAAATAAAACCCGCAGAAGCAGAAGATACTCAATCTAAACTTGAGGAGAATAAAACTGAGACTGAAGAAAAGAAGGTCGAAGAAGAAAAGAAAGTTTCTTCTAACACACAGGCAATGACACCATTGATAGATACGAAACCATTTTTTGGAGCAGATGGAGTATTTGCTACATCTAATTTTGGAGATATTGCTTTTAATGTATCTGATTCAGATTTGACACCAAAAGAACCTGAAGAAACTAAAACTGCTCAGGCACAGATAGCACCAGTGAAGACATCTGCAGATAGAAGTATGGTCTCACAGTCCCTTAGTAATTTGCAAGAACCAGCACCGAACATAATTACTGCACCAATTCGTGAAATGCAAAAGAAAGAACTAGCACAAGCGCCCCCATCAAGATCTGTCAGTTCAGATTCTGCAGTTTTCGTTCCAACATTCGATACTTCCGATAAAGGAAACATTTATCTTCCAAGCACAGTCGCCATGTATGGTGTTATCGACATGGTAGGATAGTATGGCAAATCAATCACTACTTAGGTCTTCAATTAGTATAAAGAAAATTCAGAAGTCTGCAAACACGCTGACAAAAAACATGGCAGCAACTAGAACTGTTGCCGTAAAAATTAATAAAAGTATAGTAAAAAGCACTGCATTTAGAAGAAAAGCATTATCTGAGGATCAAAAAATATTCAAAAAGAGAAGAGATGCTGCACAATTGAGGCAAAAGGAAGACATTATTGAAGCAAGTTCTGGACTTGCTGGAGCAGTTAAAAGAACTGGAAAAGTTATTGCCTCTAGTACAAAAGGATTTTTTGGGCGAATTTTAGACTATTTTGGAACTCTTCTTGTTGGATGGTTAATTAATAATCTACCGAAAATTCTTAAAATGGCACAAACTCTGATAGAGAGAGTGCAGAATCTATTCAAAGTTCTTTCAAACTTTAGAGATGGTCTTATTAATACTCTCAAAGGATTTGGAGATTTGCTTAGAGGTGTGATTGTTAATATTACAAAGTTTGATTTTACAGATCAGAGTGGTAGAGTTCAAAAGGCTATGGAGGATATTGGGAGAGGTACAAGGGATATGGAATCCAATCTTGACCAGATGCTTAGAATTTTCAAAGACCCAATGAGTTATTTCTTTGGTGATGATGTAAATTTAGATGAATTTGATGATACATCTGGATATGGAACTCCTGAACAGCAAGCACTGTTAAAGACAATTAGATTTGCTGAAGGAACTGCTGGACCGCAGGGATATAGTACTTTCTTTGGTGGTTCACAATATGGTGGAGATTTAACGGAACTTACTGTTGCTGAAGTTGAGGAGTTAGTAACTAAATTTTTGGCAGAGGGTCGAGGTAAATTTACTGATAGTACTGGAAAGGAGGACCAATCTGCTGCAGTTGGTGCATATCAGTTTATTGATATTACTGGACTTGCAAAATCAGTTAAAATGAGTACAAATAGAAAATTTGATGAGGCATTCCAAGATGAACTTGCATTAAGATTAGCCGCAAGAAATGGAGTAAGTCCTGAGATTCTTAAAAAAGAAGGACTTAGTGATAATGTAATCAAAAGACTTTCTCCAACATGGGCATCATTCCCAGGAAATGATTACAATCAACCAACTAAACGCAAAGGAGATCTGAAAAATGTTTTCCAAAAAAATCTTTCTGCCACAAGAAAAGCAACAATATCTCCAATAAAACCTGGAAAGAGAACTATTGTAAGAGATGAAATTAATGTCGCTGGACCATCTGGTGGAACACCAAGAGTTGGATTGACCCCAGGTCAAGGATTTGGTGCATCAAGGGATGGTGGTAAAAGACTACATGAGGGAATTGATATTGGAACTAGTAACCAAACTGGATACTATGTCGGTGCTAGAATAGATGGTAGAGTTAGTTTTGCAGGAACTAGTGGTGGATATGGAAA